TAGAATCAACATCTAGACCACCAACATTATAATAATAAAATTGCAGCTTCTTAACCTTGGCCCAAATATTTCGAACCTTATCAACTGTTTCTTTGCCCGCACGCAACCATTGGCCGCTTTCAATCAAGTGCATTGGAACGCCACTGAGGGCAGAGCATTGGCGCATGATTAGCTCTTCCTTGCTCATTTCGCCGTTATCAAAATGCAATACTGGAACATTGTATTTCATACTAACCTTAGTTGAGTAATCCATGCAGAACTGAGTCTTGCCAACACCAGATCGAGCAACAATAACTGTAATATTTCCTGGCCGCAGAAGAGAGCCATAAATACTGTTAATCTTTTCATGCGGACCCATCATGCCAAACTCGCTCACAGGATTTGCGCCTCTATCTTCAATCATCATCTCCATTTCATCATAGATGTTTTCTGGAGAATCGTTGCCAACTTCGTACTGATTGATTCGGCTGTTGTATTCTTTATCAGCAACAGAAATGATTTCTGAATAAGAACTCTCTGCTGGAAGAGTTTTCATCTTTTTCGCAATATTTTGGGACGATTCATAAATCTCCCTGCGAATAGTATATTTTTTTAATTCTTTGGCTGTTTTAATGAGACTGCCATCGGCCACCTTTCTCATTCCAAGACTCTTGACGTATTCTGCCACATTTACCACATCGTCAAAAGAAATGCCAAGATTCTGAACTCGCTGCGCAATGATTACATCATCAATTTCTTCATGAGCTTCAAGAGCTTGTCTAACAATTGTAAAGATAGTTTTATTTAAACTATTGTCTTCACTAAAGAAGTCTTTTTCATTAATAAATGCTGAAATTTCAAAGTAATTTTCTGGCTTCTTAATTAAAGCTGCCAGCAATTGTTTTTCAAGTTCGTAAGAGTAGATCATGCTACTATTACGATAGCATGGAATCAATCTTCGTCAAGTTCATCATCATCAATTTCATTCGAGCCACTTATATCATAAGCGGATTCAGCTTCATCCGTATTTTGAAGATATTTTTCCAAAGCTTTTCTCATGCCAAATTCTACAATTTGAGAATCATATTTGCAATAAATAACTGGAGTTCCATCTTCTGAAACATAAGCTAGTAAAACACCTTTGTACTTATCTGCATTGCCGCTTAGCTCATAGATTTGTTCGATAAAGTTTGATGGCATTTCAAACTGAGGAATTTCTTGAATTTTTTTCTTGAGCATATCTTATTTTACAGATAAATTTCGTGCGATTCAAAAAAATCTTTATTCAACTCTGAGGCGTCATAAATTTCAATTAGTTTGATGCCGTTCATTTCGCAAAATTCTAATTTTTTACTATCTCTCTTGAGTTGTTGCAAGAATTTGCTTCTGGTTCCATGAAAGAATGGAACAAATTTTGTATGTTGTTTTCCTTGGACTTCAATTGCTACTTTTTTATTGGCATTATAAAAGTCAAATGTCATTCTAGTATCAACTAAGCGCAATTCTTCAAATACAAAATCTCCTTCCCAAAATGGTTTAAGAAATTTTTTTACTTCATCTTGAAATTTACTGCGCGTTTTTTTACGCCAATTAATCAAGTATTTTGAAGCATTCTTTAAAAGTTTTTCTTTTCCATATAGAGTTTTAAACTTCATTGGAAATCATTTTGCGAAAATATTCAATTAAAAATGAGAGAAGCTTTTCGTCATCTTCGATTGTCTTAAAGAGTGCAGCTTCGCCATGAATCTTTTCTGGAAAAGACAAGTTGTTTTCTGACAAGAGTTGAATAAAATCTTCACTAGGAGAGAACCATGCTCCTCCCTTGTTAACTAATTCCCAAGCAAGCAACAAGTCAACAATCTCTTTTTCAATCCAGATTGATTTGCCACCAGTTCTACCATATCTGATGGGATACGGAATGGTTAGGTTAGTTTTCTCATTTGGAGACTTTTTCACAGTAACTTTCGCCCAATGTCCAATTGGAGGATTCTTTTCTAGATCAATGCTTTTATCAGAAGCGTTTTTAAGAATCAAGTCGCCTTTGAAGCGAGGTTCAAATTCTAGAATCCAGTTAGCAAAGTGAAGCAGTGCATTGCCACCAGTGGCAGATGTTTGGCGAATAGGAGCCTTAGAATAAGGGTCTAGCTTAATATCTGCTCTGACCTGCGAAATGAAGATTGCCATGTGTCCACGCTTTGCAAGAGCAATGGAAAGCTTTTTCATAAACGTTGCAGCAATAACAGCACCACCAGCAACTTTTGCGCTTTCTTCAAAAGATTTGTCCATATCATTTTTTGCAATTAGCCCATCAACGGCATCAAGCAAAAAGCAAAACTTAATCTTTTCTTCGTTTTTAGAAATCAGTTGGCGCATTGCGTCAACTACAGTTTCATAAATATTGCTTTCAAATACAAAGCAAGTGCCTTCTGTCCACTCTTCCGCAGAGAAGACAAACTTGATTCCAGAACGTTTTTGCATTTCTGGAGAAAGGCGACCCTCGGCCTTGATATAAAAACCTTTAGAGTTTGGAATTTCAATTAAGAAATTCTTCATGACTTCTAGAGCTTCACTGGTTTTCCCACCTTCATTCATGCCTACAAATCTATGTAGGCCAGGGCCAAAACCTCCGCCCAATTGAAGATCAAGCTGCAACGATCCACTTGAAACCTTATAATCTACTGTTTCTTCAAAGTTATAGTGGTCACTTGCATTTTGCTTCAGGAACGAGCCAAGAATTTCTGATGAAGTAGTTTTCTTTTCTTCTGTTTCTTTAGTCTTTTTCATTTAAAAAGTCTCTAATGGTTTTTTGTTTGCGTTCAATTAAAATTGGTTGATGCAATGGGTCATCTTGCAAGATGATTTGCGGCTCTCTAATTATACGAGATTCGCTGCTATAAATTTTGAATCTTTTATCCAAATCTTGAAGGATTTTGGGAGCAAATAAAATAGCCAAGCTTTCCCCCTTTAAGGAGAAGCTAGTATCTCTTAAAAATTCTAAACTGTATCTTTCAGCCAAACGACCTAATAAAACATACTCTCTTTGCCAAAATTCTCGCTTTGATTTAGCTGGAATTTCAACAAATTTGGCTACTATTAGTTTCTTATTCGGCTGTTTTAGTTTGGCCATTAATCAATGTACGGCCAATTTAGATCAACTGCAACCATTTTTTTCACAAGATTTTCAAAAGATGTTTTTGGAGTCCAGCCAAGTTCTTGTCTTGCTGGGGTTGAATCGCCCCAAAGAAGATCAACTTCTGCTGGACGATAGAAAGCTGAATTAATAATCAACAAATCCTTGCCAGTTTCTTTATCTACAAAGCGTTCGGTTAATCCATCTCCAACCCAATCGCCTTCAATATCGGCATGTTTGAAAGCGAGTTCAACAAATTCGCGAACCGAATGAGTTTCATTTGCTGAAAGAACATAATCTTTTGGACTGTCTTGATTTAACATCATCCAAACGCCGCGAACAAAATCTTGAGCGTCACTCCAATCTCTTTTAGCATCAACGTTGCCAAGCTCCATTGGAGAGAAAGATTCTTTGTTTCTTTTGGCGTTATAGATTCTTGCCACATTTTTAGTGATTTTACGAGTTACAAACTCTTCACCGCGACGAACACCTTCATGATTAAACAAGATGCCTTGAACAGCATAAAGATTGTAAGAGTCGCGATAGACTTTTACAAGATAATGAGCAGCACTTTTTGCCGCTCCATAAGGAGATCGTGGGCGAAATGGATGATTAATATCTTGCGGAGAATAAATAACATCACCGAACTGTTCAGAAGAACCTGCATTATAATAGCGACAATTTGGTGCGTATTTGCGAACAGCTTCTAACTGATATAAAACTGCCATGCAATTCGTTTGCATGTGATTTACTGGCATTGACCAGCTATTACCAACAAAGGAATTGGCCGCAAAATTGATAAAATAATCAGGTTTCTCTTTTTGAATTACATCTGCAATATTTTCACTGTCAGTAACATCTAAATCAATTAATCGAAATTTTGGATGATTTTTAAGATGTTCAATATTGTCGTGATTAGGAACACTAAGACGACGATGTGCTCCGAGCACAAAGTAATTGGTGTTCTGTAACAGATAGTCGGCCATTAGTGAACCATCTTGACCTGTTACGCCCGTAATTAAAACTTTTTTATTTTGAGTGTTCATAAACTTCTTTGCACATTTTTATAAATTGTTCATTATTCATTTGTTGTTTAGACATATTAATTGTCTTGTCAACCCATTGGACATTTGAAATAATGTATCCAATTTCTGAGTTAATACGGTCTAAAGACGCATTTCCATCATGTATTTTTCTTTCTGAATTGAACTTTAATTCAATTCCCGATAAAGCGCATTTTCCATTTTGTTTTTTAAATAAATCCCAAATTTCTTGAAGTGTTATCAAAAATGATAAACTTCTATCTTTGGCTCCCTTCTTTAAAGAGAAAAAATAACTAGCACTAACTAAGCCTACGCCTTTCCATTTTGGATTTTTATTAGATTTTTTAAATCTTTGACATCCACAACTTTTATAATGTCCTTTATAAACATTATGGAATTTTGCTTCAAAAATTTTTTCACAAATCAAACATACGCATTTTACAAATAGCCTTCCTTCTCGAATATCTAATTCTTCAATTAACTTAACTCCTCCAAGATTCTTATTCAAGAACTTCTTAACTGTTGATTTTCTTCCCATATATTATCTATACACTTTAAATAAATGAATTAGAAATATTTAAATAAAGTATATTAATCTGCCATTAAAGAACCGTCTTGACCAGTGACTCCTGTAATAATAAATGTTTTCATGATTTAAATTCTGTAGTTTTTATATGAGGAAAAAATTCATTTTGCAACGCTACTTTACGATAATACCTTTTCATATTTAAATCGTCAACTTCTTTAGCTGAAATTTCTCCATATCTAGCTTTTTCTACAGCCTCAAAAGTTTCTGAGTTAACGTCGAATAAGTCTGTAAAAGCCTTAGACTTTAAAATATCAAGATGTTTATTTTCTCCAACTTGATTCATTAAAAATTCATGACATTCATTCTTAGCATCCAAAGTTTTATCGGTATTAATTTTTTTTGCTTTAACTGTGAGGATAGCTAAGTAATCGTATGCGTAACCTTCATCTACTAAAATTGTGATCATGTTGGTTCATTTTAGTGGTCGGATGCGTATTATCTCAAATTATTGAGAATATGTAAACCAGTTTTTTTATTAAAAGAATTTTTCGTTGCAAAATCACTTGGGAAAAAGTCTAAGTCAACCCACCAATCTTCAAAAAAGTCTGTTTCGCTGGTTGGTATTGCTACATCTTCTGCGAACCTATGGTAGCCGTAAGAAGTTAAAATATCAAATGATTCATTTTTATTTTTGATATTCTCTTCCTGATTAGCATATAAGTCATGTTCAAAAGTTAAGAATTTGAACCTATATTTAGATAATGGAAATTCCTTTAATCCTAAAAGAGTTACTGGCTCAATATCAATAGACAGATAATCAATGATTAATGGGCAATTATTTTGATCGAGAATATCTATAATTTTTATATTTGGAATTTGCGCACAAATAGATATTCCTTTTCTATACATTTTTGAATGTGAGCTTCTAGCTGGACATCCCTCGATTAAAATTCCATTCCACCCAATTTCTTCAAGGAGAAGAGAATTTCCTCCATTTGGATTATTAAATCCATCTCCAGCACCAATATCTACATAAAAACCTGTATCGCCTATTAGTTTCCGCGCTACTTCATCTTGATAAACTTGAGAATACATATTAAAAAATTAAATCTAAAAATTTATGACTCCAAAACGGATAAATTTCTCCATTAAAAGCCTTTTTGATATTAAAAACAGATAGCTTTTTTACTACTTCATTTTCACCATTTTGATGTAGGTGAACATTTTGTGGATAAAGCCAATTCATATCTTCCGCACTGCATTCTTGAATAACTGGCAAATATAAATCCTTAACGTCTGGAACATTAACAATGATAATGCTCTTTAAGTCTAAAGCAGCAGCTATATTCATAAAACCGCTATTTAAACCCATAAAATACTCGCATGTCGCCATTTCATTGATGCAATCTTCCACGGATGTTTTCGTGAAATCTTTTACTTTAGAGTGTTGAAATTTTTGCTCCATACCGAACTCTACAAATTCAAAATTTGAATCATCAATAAATTTAAGAATTTCTTTTTGCGCCCAATCTTCTAATTGGCGTGGATTAACAAACCCATGCTGCATAAGGTCAAAAGCGGAAACTCCCGTAGAAAAATGAAGGGCCACTTTATTTCTTTTTTTATTAAATGGTAAAGTGGGGTGTAGATATGGCTTTGGTAATCTCTGTACTGGTAATCCAAGTGTTCGCTGAAGTCTTTGACTTATATGACCATTTCCAACATTGTAAAGTTCAATCAGTTCTGTCCTAATATAATTTTTAACCTCTTCAATTGGATTTAATGCTGAATTAAATTTACAAAGAGTTTGCCAATGTTTATTTGGAGAAAATATGTTTAATTTTTTACTTGATTGTTGGGTTAGGGAA